TGTGGTGAATTTATAGTTTGCCAAAGTATTAATACCGTATATAGGTTTATCGGACACAAAGTTTCCTGTTAGTGCTTTTAATCTAAGTAGGTTGTCTGTAAATTGAACAACAATACCTGTTGCTGTTGCATCATCTGATGTATATCCTTGATACACTTTTTCACCAACTTTGTATGTACCAAAACCAGAACTTAAATTCAATCTAAATTCAACAACATCTTCTTCGGTAATTAAGTTGTATACTGAAACAAATGCACGATTGATAACACCAGTTTCGGTGGTCTTACCAAATACAAAACCTTTGACTGTAAAGTTTAGTGTCCAGATTATCATCCTGGTTTCATTCTCTCTACCACCTTCGTAAATAATTTCGTGTGATGTTGAATTTAAAATTACAGGCACTTCTTTAACAATACCCATTTCAGGAATCAAATTCAATTTGATAGTGTAGTCTGGTGTAAAGAAAGGTAATATGTGCTCAATAATTTGTGTACCGTCTTCAATGTTTCTCACATAGATGTATAGGTTAAAATCAAAATTATATGGTACAGGATTATATTGTCCAATAACTCCAGTGGCTGAATTTGTTCCTGTAAAATTTTTAATATTGGTGTTTTGTTTTCTGCTAGAATCATATGTAAGACCGGCCATTTCAAATGACATTCTTGGTAGAGTTATTTGTACCTTTTTGTCTAGTGCCGAATCCGCTTCAAGTCTCATAACATAACGTTCTTTGGTTGCATATGTAATAGGAACAATGAACCTCTCAGATTCGGTCTCATCTGTTTTGAATCTGTATAGTGTTATGTTGTCAAAAAGATTACCAAATCCAACAACCAATTTTCTGATGACACGATTATATGTTGACATTATATTTTTCCAAACGGATTAGTTTCTGTGAAATCTATAATATTATTTGCATTATCAAACAGGTATTCATTATTGTAGGCTTCATTTCTTGTACTATCTTTTAATGGATCGTATGATGATAGATAATATTGAGCATTACTTGTTGCACCAATGATTGCAACGTTATTGGAAAATTCACCGGCAACGTTTGTCACTTTCAATATATCATCAACAGTGTTCCAGTCTTGTACTATTGCAACCACAGATGCATTTGCTTGTGTGCGGTCAGTAGATTGAAATACAATTTCTCTAGGAACATATGTTCCTGTGCCAGTGCCAGTGTTCAGGTCAATTGTGTAACTTGATTGAATCATCACATCATCAATATCTTCCACACCAGTGTCGATAACTTCTTGTGAGTACTTGAATTTCTCTAGTTCCAATTCATAGAAATATGGAATCTTACGGCCTAACATAAAGAAGTCTTTGGTTTGATTAGTGAATTTAATCTCAAACAATTCACCAGTACCATTTAAGAATGGTACATAGATTAAGTCACCTTCACGGGGTCTATTGAATCTGTCTTGTGGAACTCTCTGAGAGAAAGAACGTTTTGACAATATGATATTAATATTGTTTTTAATTTCAAGCCCAAATTTTGAGAAGAATTCTTTTTCACCACCGTATTCCATTGAACTAGATAAGTAGAATTCAATTGGAAATGCAGAACTAAATTTTTTAATTGGGTCTTCACCATAAAGAATGTCTCTATCTTCCGCATTCTCAATAGGTAAATAGTATGCGTCAAAACCCATAATCTTAATTGATTCAACAATCAAGTCTTCAATTACCCTTTGCTCAGCAAGAGAGTTATAGTTATTGAAGTATACACTGGTTGCCATATTAGTTCATAAACATTTCTAGTGGTGCACCATATTTGTCACCAATTTCTGCATGAAGGGCATCAATCTCTGCTTTTGCTTCCTCATAAATCTTATCACCATTCAACATGACGCCGCCAGGTAATTGAATACCACTAAACTTTTTAAGGTTGTTACCCCATGAACGTTTGATAAGTGCTGTTGCATATTCTTTTAACCAACGGTCATTCCAGGCCTGGGTGTAAATATCAGGATCAATGGTTGCATAACACTCTGCAATTACTGTTGTACCAATTGGTGCACCACTAGAACCCCAAGCCCAATCAATGTACAATCTTTGCATATGTCTTTGGAATCTAATAGGAACCTCACCAGAAAACAATTGTTCCAACATACGTAGATGTTGCAATGTCATCGTATAGTTGATGTATGATGCGGAGGTGAAGTCATACAACTCATTTAAACGGAGTTGATATCTCAAATCGAACATATCGACTCTAGAAAGTGAATCGGAAATAGGAAATATTCTGGTTATACCAGCAATTTGTAGTACATTATTTGATGCATCTTTGGCCTGAGCTATGTTTAAGTACTTATTATTAATATCTGTTTGGTCAATTTTTTTAATATAATATACTTTTTGTAGCCCATCAAAATGGTAATCCTGCCAGTATTGAAGTGCATCATCAATACGGTCTTCTACCTGATCGTCATCAACGTTGATTTCAATTACTGGAAATCCTAGTCTACGCAGGCAATAGTCTTTGAATGCCGTTCTTGTTATGATTGTTTTTGCCATTATATCCCCCTAATAAGGATATTTATAATGTTATTGTACCAGAATCCAAGAACTGACATATCAAATAAGTTGAGCCACCACTAGTCCAAGTATAAAAAAATGCCCCGGTTGTGGTAGGTGTTATATATGTGGTTGTACCATCACTGATTAAGACTTTGATAACAACAATACCTGAGCCGCCATTGCCAATCACTCCCATGACTGAGTTTGTTGGGGTGTAATATCCGCCTCCACCACCACCACCTGTATTTGTTGTACCTGGTATTGACGGTGAAGCACCTGACGAGCCACCGTGGCCACTCATGCCGCCGCCACCTATACCACCGGGCTGAACAAAATAAGTAGTATACCCGCCACCACCTCCGCCACCTGCATAATACGTAGCTATTCCAGTGATAGAACTTTGTGCTCCTGCTCCACCAGCTTCTGCAAAGTGTGATACTGATGCGCCTACACCGGCGCTTCCTGCGCCACCACCACCACTACCGGCGGCGCCTAACGAAGTTGAGCCACCTGCATTACCTTGACCTGATGTAGGAGAACCACCTAATGTATCTACTTTGCCGGCGCCACCACCTGAACCACCTGGTGATCCTGTACCAGTAGCCTTATTGCCTCCTCTGCCGCCACCTATAGCAATCAGTGTAGAAAATCCAGTACCAGAAACACTAGAGTTAGAACCATTAGAAGAGGATCCGCCAGCACCGATTGTTACTGTGATTGTTGCACTTGAGGTTGCGCCAGTTACTGTGCCAGTCAATAATCCACCGGCGCCACCACCACCAGTTGAGCCGAGAGTTGGTGTAGATACTCCACCACTGCCGCCGCCGGCTACAACTAGATATTCGAATGATGTTTGATGAGTTGTAGGTGCATCAGTTGTACCAGAAGTAACTGTAACTTGTACATTTTTTCTGGTGGCTGTGCTGGTGGATGCTTTTTTAATTGACATTAATAAATCTCTGAACCAAATATGGTGAAGTTCACACCACTTGTGTTAGCAAAAACCGAAACTATATCTGTATTGGCTAGTGTCATACCTAATGTGAGTGCAATAGCATCTGATGCACCAACTAAAGTGTCGTATAAAACATAGTGTGTATTTGCTAATGTTGCTCCAGCTGGTCTGCAAGCAACCCTAACAGTTACAGGAGCAGTATTTAAATTGCAAATATTCAATGTAGATACTACAGTAGAATTTGAAGCTGGTACGGTGTATAATGTGCTTAGTGTTGCTGCGGTAGGATTTACTTGTCCTAAAATTTTATAGACGGTTGGCATTTGTAGTCCTTACATACCTGATAATAGAAATGAATTAAATGTAACAGTTGATGTTACTGTATTGGCTGCAGCAAAGGCCGCATTAGCTTGATTGAACGATGTGTTTGCTTGACCAAAAGCACCATTAGCAAAGCTGGATCCTGAATTTGCTGTTACAAAAGCACCATTAGCAAAGCTGGCTGCCGAATTTGCTGCAGCAAAAGCTCCATTGGCAAAGCTGGATCCTGAATTTGCTGCAGCAAAAGCTCCATTGGCAAAGCTGGATCCTGAATTTGCTGTTACAAAAGCACCATTAGCAAAGCTGGCTGCCGAATTGGCTGCCACAAAAGCACCATTAGCAGTAGTAAATGCACCATTAGCTTGAGCATATGCCGAACCAACCAACGATGAATAATCATACGTTGTGTCTATATTCGGTAATTTTATTTTTGTTGTCATTTTTTATTAAGGTGTATATTCAATCCAAGCCAAGGTTGTTTCATTCCATTCGTATGTTTTTTCATCTTCAGGTCTTGCAACAGGTGCATTCCAATAACAAGTTGTTTCATTTAGTACCCAACTTGGAAATGGTTTAGGTGGTATGAAAGCGTCACGTTCTTTATCGTAGGTGTATCCAGTACCCGCATAGTTTTTACGCAAAGGTGTACCACCCAATCTGTGTTCACCCATAATGGTGTTATAACTTGTTTGTATAAAAGAAGTTGGATCACCAAACAAACCAGAATCAATTACATCTTGTTCAATAACAAGAACTCTGGTTACAATATTGTTTTCATCTATCTGTGCAAAGTGTGCCATTTTTATCTCACTAAAAATTTAAAATTATTCATGCTCTATTTATTATAAATCTGCTGTATATGTGGCTGGATAAGCTCTAGTCACATCGCCAGGTCTTGTGCCTGACCATATAATTCTGACACCACCTGTGTTACCTGATCCACTATAAACTACACCACCACCAACTACACCGCTTCCTTTTTTAACTGCGCCGCCACCGCCGCCATAGGTGCCGCCGAAGTTTCTATCGGATGTTGTAACGCCACCAAGACCTGCTGTTCCATTAGTTGAATCTGTTGCTGCTGTGCCACCACGGGTGCCACCACCAGCATCTGTTGTGCCTGAAGACTGAAAATGACCAGTGCCGCCTCCACCGGCGCTCACCTGGTTAGTTGCGGAATGTGGTGGTTTAAGTGAATTTCCTCCTCCACCACCAGAACGATATGATTGAGTAGTTGTTATGTATGCACAACCTCCACCACCAGGTGCGCCGCCACCATATATGTCACCACCAGTAGACAAATCTCCTGATCCATCAGAACCGCCATATCCACCTTGACCAGCTACTGTTAAAGTTCCGTTTCCAATAACTAGACCGAATCTACCACCGGCACCACCATTACCATAGTAACCACCTGCGCCACCGCCACCCCAACAACCCAATTGTGTTCCGTTTGCGGTGGCACCTCGGCCACCACCATCACCAACAAAATTTCCACCAACCACGTTTGCGGATGCACCTGTTGAACCACTTGGGCCAGTACCACCAAATCCTGCTACCGTTGATGTGTTAATAAAATAACTATTACCTGTTGTGTGTACTCCTGGATATGCATCAGGTGAAACGTTTGCTGTCACTCTTGATTGGCCTGCACCAACAACTAC